TGGCAGTCGACGTGCCCGCCTTCGGTTGCTGATACTGGTTATAGAGCGACAGCCCCGCGCCGAAGTTCGCCAGATTCCCCAGCGTCCCGCCCCAATTCTGGCCCTGCTGCTGCGAGCCAGCCGCCTGTGCGTTCCCGATGCCCTCATAGGCATTGGTCGCTTGGTTGCCGTAGTTCTGCCCGGCCTGCGCCATCTGCCCATTCGCCTGCATCCCAAGCTGCGCGAGCGAATAGTTGTTGTTGAACAGTTGCTGATTCGCGCCCTGATTCAACTGATACGTATTCGCGGCCTGCCCATAGTTCTGGGCGTTCTGATTCAAGCCGTAATTCGCATAGCCAAGGCCAAGCTGCCCCTGTCCGAGTGCGAGCGAATTCGCGCCCTGCTGATAGCCCAAGCCGAGTTGTCCTTGCCCGAGCGCATTTTGCACATTGGCCTGATACGCATTCAAGCCCGTTTGCGCGTTTAAACCATAGGCGGAGGCGGCATTGGCTTGATTCGCCTGCTGCGTATTGAAATTCATGCCGGCGTTGAACTGCCCGGCGTTGAGCCCCGCCGACTGGTTCGCTAACTGCCCCTGCAGATTCTGCCCGGCGTTGAACTGCCCGGCCTGCATCTGGTTGCCGACGTTGGCCTGCTGCGCCTGCAGATTCGTGCCCTGATTCGCCAGCGCCGCTTGCTGTTGATACTGATTCGTCAGCCCATACGCCTGCGCCAAATTGCCCTGGTTGGCCTGGTTATAGTTCAGGGTGTTGGTGGTATTCGTCTGGTAGCCTTGCAGGGCATTGTTATAAACCTGCTGGTATTGCTGGCCGGCCAGATTCGCCGCTTGGTCCTGTAGCGCCTTCCACGTATTCGATCCTCGAGCGACGCCTTTCGCCGCCCCAGAATTGACCAGCGCCTGCATGGCCTGCTGCTGGGCATATTGAAACTGCGGATTATTCTGGAGGTCCGCTTGTGTCGGCGCTTGGAAACCGGAGGGATTCGCCAGCGTCTGCGCCTGCAACGCCTGCGGGCCTTGCACCTGCTGCGGCGTAATCGTCCCCGGCGCGACCGTTGGCTGCGGTGTGACCTGCTGCGGCGTCACGGCGCCGGGCTGCTGAATCTGCTGCGGCGTATAGGCGGCAGGCGCTTGATACGGCCCCTGCTGCTGCGCATTCTGGAAGTTCTGCCCAGCCTGCGGAACGACAGGATTCGCAATGGTGCCCGTGCCGCCACCTGCGCCTTTCCCGCCGCCGCCCTGGTCCGGTCCATTGCCGGCGAGGTCGGAGCCAAGGCGCCCGGTGATATACCCCCAATCGCCACTGGCATTATTCAGGGCTTGCCCCTGCCAATATTGCCAGTCGCTGAGGCCTGACCCCGTGCCCCCAGGTGTAATGCCGTATTGCTGATAGAGCGCGGCCAGATGCGGGTCAATGCCCGCCGGCATCTGGTTACCACTCATGGCTTGATTCGGATCACCCTGCACGGCCTGAGCGGGCGTCTGCCCTTGCTGATTGATCGGAGCAATCTCCGTCCCGCTGGAATTGATCGTCTGTAACTGTTGATCGAACCAGTCAGCCACGCTAGCCCATCACTTTCGCGCCGCGCTGCATCGCTTCCTGCACCCGTGCCCGCGGGAACCCTTGCAAGGTCCGTCCGTCTGGCGTCTGAATCGTGACCGTATCGCCCTGCCCGCCAGGCGTCGGCATCCCCGGCATGGGCTGCCCCGGAGGCTGGCCAAGGGCGCCCATCGACGGCATCTGCTGCGACGGCATCTGCGGCAGGTTCGGCTTGGGCACGCCTTGCTGGTAGTTCGCCGGGCTGAACTGGTTCGCCGGCTGCGCGGCCATCTGCCCGAGGCGCCCGAGCGTCATCTGGCCGGCCTGCTGATAGGGTGCCGCCGCCTGCTGCTGATTACCGTAGACCTGCTGTTGCACACCCAGCGCCTTATTGGCCGCCGCCGTCTGCGCATCCACGGCCTTGCCGGTCGCATGGCTTTTAATCGCCGCTTCCCCGATGCCGCCAGCCACGCCAATAATCAGCGGAATAATCGCAGGCATCTTTTATGTCCTTACCGGCACGGCGAAATGCTCGCCGGGCAATGGCACGCCATGCCCGTGCTCAATTAAATGCTTCACATCATCCGTCAGCGCCGTTGTGCAGACGACACGAATCCCCAGCCGCGCACATTCGGCCTTGACGGCATGCCAGAGGCGCCCAAAGACCGTTGTCTTGCGGAACGAGGGATGCACCCAGAGGCATTCGACATGCCACACCGGCATGATGATGTGACAGGCGATAATCGCACCGTCTTGCTCCACCACCACCGCCCGCGATCCATCTGGAAAGGGCACCCCGCCCGCCTCCGTATCTGCGAGGCGATACCATTCGTCTTCTGCGAGGATGCGCGTCGTCATTTGGCGCACACCGTCCAATTCGTGCCGTTATAGAAGGCGCCGACCGTCAAGGCTCCGCCGCCGGCCACGACGCTGCCCCAGGTATTGACCGTCGAATCCGTCACCACGAAGACCATGCCCGCCACCGGCTGCGGTAGGTTCGCAAACGTCACCGGGGCCGAGTTGCCCGGCGTGCCATTCACGGCCGCGCGTAGGCCGGTGAACCACTGGCCCCACGGATAACTGAGAAGATGGCCTTCGAGCGGAGCCGTCAGTTGCGGAAACGGCGTAATCATCGCAGTTGCGCGTCCATATCGGCATGGGAGAGGCCGAAATAATGCCCGAGTTCATGAATCATCACTTCCCGCACCACTGCTTGCAAGAGTTCAGGATCGGCCCCAGCCTGAGCACGAATGGGCTTCTCGAAGAGCACGATCTCGGCAGGCCGTGAGAGTGGGGCATAAAACATCGGCCCGCGCCATGGCGATGTGAACGGCTGACCGGCAAACTGCCCACCTCGTCCATCAATCGGATGATCTTCATCCACGATGATGGCGAGGTTTTCCAAACGATCTTTGAATTCAGTTGGTAATTGCTCAAGGACAGCTTCCGCGAGGGCGGCGATATCGTCACTCATGACGGCCCCACGCTCACATCAATCAAGGCATCCACCCAGCGCGACGGCACGGGGTCCGTATCGATGAAGCGATCCACGCGGTTGCGCGCCTGCCCGCATTGCGTCCACCGCACGCGCGTATCAAAGGCGCCAATCGCCCCAGACGAGGCCCACTGTTCGTGGCCCCACGTCTGGCCGCCGTCCTTCGAGGTCTGCCGCATGATCTGCGGGTCCGAGCCCTGCCCGCGCTGCACGCCTTGGCCGACGTCCATCACCAGCTGGATCGCGTGCGTCGTAAACCGCTTCTGGTCAAACGACAGTCGCGGGGGCTGACGCAGGCGGCGAATCGCGGCGCCGTCCACATCGGTAAATAGATCCGTCCCCATCCGGTAGATCGCTCCCGTGAGTCGGTCCTGCACCAGATTCCGATCGGGGTGCGCAAAGAACATCGGCCGATAGGCCAGCCATTGCGCCTGCCGCGTATCCCAATACAACCGTTCGTGCCACAGGCTGGTGGCCTGGTCAAAGACCCAGGTCCGTTCGGCGCTCGGGAACGTCAGCACATAGAAGGTGTGGCCGTTCTCCTGATAACTGAACGCCACCGCATCCGAGAGATCGCCATAGGTCGCGATCGACGCTTCCACGGCATGCGTGCTGATGCGGCTGGGCGTATACCCAGAGGCCGACACCACCTGTCCATGTCCCTGCTCATTATGCGAGAGCCAGATCAGCGACTTATCCAGCCGCGCGCCAGAAAACGCGGCGGCCGTGCCCGTCTGCATAAACGCCTCTTGAATCGAGGCGAAGGGAAACGGCGCCGTCCCGGCGTCATACCAGACTTCTGAGGTGTGATCCCCGAGCAAATAGATCAGACGATTGACGACATACAGAGCCCGCCAGGGGTCGCTGCCATCCGTGCGCTGCTGGATGTTTCCGAGGTCGATACTCAGGAAATTCTCGAACGCCGTCACTTGCAGGGTAGAAGAGGTGGCATCGAGAATGACGCCAAACCCATCCAGAAAGCCGCACATCGTGGCGCCCAGCACCGTGGGCGTTGTGAAGGCGTTCGTCGTGAGGTCCAGCACGTAAAATTGATTACCGCTCGTCAGGCCGAGCTGATTCCCAGCATCCCCGTTGGACATGAACGTGACGGGCGAAGCGTTGCGCTCGATGATGCCACGTTGCACCGCAGTATTGCCAACGAGCTCGTAGAGCGTAAACCCCGTGACGAAAAACGTCCGCTCGCCGAGGGAAAACATCCCGCCGCCGAAATTCGCCGTGGGGGCGACAATCAATTCAAAGCCGGGACACTGGAGGAGCGCCCCCGGCGTCGGGGCCGTCTGTGATTCGTTCAGCTCGACGTAGCGATTGATCAGGCGTTCGGCATCGGCCATATACGATTGGCTTTGATACGACGGGCCGAGGAAGCCGGGATACTGGGGCATTTACGACAATCCAAGACTCACGGTCAGCGCCGAGGCGGGCGCACTGGAGCCAGCCGCCGTTGTGGTCGCCGCCATCCACAGGCCATCCTTGAAGTAGAGCCCGCCACCATCCTGCACGCCGAGTGTCTTGCTCGCCAGCGTGGCGAGGCCGACCTGATATTTCGGCACCGTCGTGCCGACCGTGGGCGCGATCGCCGTATCGTAAAAGCTGACATAGGAGGCTGCGGCCGCCGCATTGTAGATGTCGTAATCGAAGATCTTGCAGGGGCCACTGACAAAGATGGCCGTAGCCAGCAAGCCGGAGGTGCCATTGACGAGAACGGGACTGGCCATCGCTGCTCCTTATCGGTTCGAGGTCGTCGTATTGCCCGTGAGATAATTCCAGCCCGCGCCGAGGCCCGGCACGAGCGCCGGATCGATCGACATCGCCCCCGGGTCAACGTTCGGCTTCTTCATGTTTTCAAAGGCTGCGCTGGCCATCCTAGGCAATAGGGGCGGAATCTGCACGCCAAAGGGACTACAGAAGCGCAAGGCGAGCTGATAGAGGAAGGCATCCTGATAGCCCGGCGGCCCTTGCAGGATGCTATCGAGGCTGGCCGGGACACCCACGGCTTGCGGCGTATAGAGCACAATCGACAGGCTCTGCGGCTGCGGCCACAGGAACAGCGTGCCGTGGCTGTCCGTCAGATTGGTCTGATAAAAGCTCTGGGTCGGCAGTGCAGACGGCAAGCCCTTAATGGACAGCGAGGAAAAGGCGTCCTCATCCATCATCCCGATCGGCACTTCAATGGCCGGCGACGAGCCGGGAATGAGAAAGCTAATCGCGTTGATCCACATCGGCCGGTCAATATTGACCGTCTGCCCGATGCCGACCAGCACGCTCGACGTCGAGGCCGGCCAGACGAATGTGGTCTGGAGCTGCAGCGAGAGCGTCAGCCGATCCGCCGCCCACGTGTCAATCATCGTCTGCACGCGCCGCAGGCCGAGCGCAATCTGGCCGGCGTTGGCCTGTTCGCCCGGCTCGAGCACGCCGATCTCCACCAGTGCATCGGTAATGAGCGACCGCACCGTATAGGCCAGCGCGAAGACGCCTGAGGCTGGGGTCGCCGCCGCCGTGGTGGCCACCTGAATCGAGGCCGAGACGGCGCCGAGGCCCGTAAACGTAAAGGCGATGAGAGCGCCGTTCGTCTCGGCTTGTGAGGGCCGGTAGGTGTAGTAGCCGTGCCCTTCTGCTGTGCAGATGCCAGCCCCGACGCTGCCAATGGCCTGGACGCCGCCATCCACCGTGACGTAGACCGTGACGACGCCGACATAATCGAGGCCCGTGGAGGCGTCGACCA